TGATATAATGAATATGAAAGATCCATAAACATTATATCGCTTGATATTTTGTTTTAGTCTTGTCGGACTTTTGTGATTTTTCATTTTGACTTCGTGTTACAGCACGAAGTCTTTTTAATTTTCAATTTTCCTTCTGATGTTTTCTTAAATCGTTTATTACTAAGTCATCAATACTAACATTAAAATAGTTTGCTAATTTTGCTAAATCAATTGCACTTGGTTCACGTATACCGTTTTCCCAATTACTAATAGCAGTATTTTTTTTGCCACAAATTTTCGCTAAATCTTCTTGGGTTTTTCCTCTTATTTGTCTTAAATATTTAATGTTTGAAGAAAGATATAAGTTTAATTCATCCATCTAAATCCCCTCTCTCTAATAAGTATTATACACTTATAATTTACTATAATCAACAAAAAAATACACAAAATGTGTAAAAAGTATTGACATTCACATTTTGTGGAGTTATAATTTGTTTAAAGTTGGGAGGCGATAAAATGAATTATACAGTTGATGGTATTACTATTGCAAACAATATCAAGGCAGAAAGAAATAGAGCAAATAAGACACAAGATGATATTGCAAGACAGGTTGGGATTTCTCGTAAAACTTACATTAAGTATGAAACTGATGCTACAAAAATAAATGCAATATTGTTATATTTTATTTCAGTTGCTATAGGGTGCGATTTAAAGTGTTTTTATTTAAATACAACATCCACAAAATGTGAATAAAGTCCGACAAGACTAAAACAAAATCTTTATTAAAACAAAATTAAAACGATATAAGAAAGGATCTATTTATATGAAAGAAAATAATGAACTTTACACAGTTAAAGAAATTATGCAAAAAACTGGGTATGGAAGAAGCAAATGTTACGATTTGATTTATAAATTAAATGAAGAATTAAAGGAAAAATATCCTTCAATTGTAACATTTAATGGAAGAATATTAAAAAAATATTGGGATAACCAATTTGAAATGCAAAACGAAAAGGGGGAAACTAATAATGAAAATTAATTTAAAAAACACATTAATATTTATGCTTGCTGTTATAACGAGCATCATGTTTATTACTGATTGGGTAATAGCAGTTGCATTTAATGGAACTTTTACTGTTTATGGAATTGTTGCAAATCTTATAGAAGCTACTATTGCAGTTACATGCTTCGACTATATAGATGCTTATCTTAAAAGCAAAAATATAAAATAAAAATTTCAGGGGCAATTGGTTGGGTTAAAAATTAAATGAAAGGGAACAAAAATGTGAAAGAAAAAGACAGTATAATATTTTATTTTTCTCATTATAACATTATTAAAAAGTTGAACAATGAACAACTTGGAAGACTTTTCAGAGCATTATTTGAAAAACAACTCGGAAATGAGGTTGTTTTAGAAAATGATATTGAAATGGCTTTTGATTTCATAAACAACCAATTGCTTGTTGACAATGAAAAATACAATCAAATTACTCTTAAACGCAGTATGGCTGGGCAAAGGGGCGGTGCTCCTAAAGGTAATAAAAATGCTTGCAAAAACAATCAATCAAGCAAAACAAGCAAAAACAAACAAAACAAGCTTAATGAAAATGAAAATGTAAATGATAATGAAAATGTAAATGATAATGATTTATTTCTTTTATTAGAAAAAGAAATAAAAAGAACAATAAATCAAAATGAATTTGAAATAATCGAAAGGTGGGAAAGTACATTTGAACTTGATGTAATTAAAGCAGCTATTGAAATAGCAAAGAGAAATGAAAAAGTTTCAATTGGTTATATTGATGGAATTTTAACTAATTGGAAAAACATGGGGAAAACAAAGGTTGAAAATTTTAAATCAGGTGTTATAAGTTCATTAAATAATTCAGAAATTGAGTTAACCGATGAGCAAAAAGAAGTTTTAAACTTTGACTGGTTACATAGTAAAGGAGCTGATTAAAAATGATACTAGTTAGTGGTAAAAAATACAATAAATTAAAAGGTGAATTGAGTTTAGCAAAAATTGAAATTGAAAAACTAAAGAATTCATTAAAATGTGAAAAAGATAGAAATTATAGAGTTTTAGAAGACAAATCTAAAAAAGAAAATAATTATTTAAAACAAATAGAAAATTTGAAAAATAGTGGCAAAAAATTTGAAGAATTAATTAATTTTAAAACAAATCTTAATCGTGAAAAAGATGACAAAATATTGGAACTAGAAAAGAAATTAAGACTATCTAATTCAGCTCGTGGTGGTATGCAAAGAATAATAAATGCATTAAAAAGAACAATTGAAGAACTTGAAAAAAGTGAAAAAGTTCTTAAAGTAAAAAAAATAAGAAGTTGTAAAGGAACAACTCAAAAAATGAAAGCTCCAAGAGTTCAAAAAAATTCTGTTAGAAGGACGTTGAAAGAAATTGATGCTTTACGGGGAAATTCCGAAGACTGATGATAAAGAACGTGAAATATTAAAGTTAAAAACTAAAGTCTTGTCATTAGAACAACAAAATAGATTATTATATGAAAAATATGGAGCTATTAAATCACGACATGAAATTATTAGAGAATTGAAATATCTTATTAAAGCCCCATCAAATGGAACAATGAAAGTATATGAAGATGGGCAAATAAAAGCATTGTTATTTGTTTTAGGTTATCCAGAAAACACAAAATTAGAAGATATTAAGGAGGAAGTATGAAATTAAAGTTATATGAAAAAGTTATTAATCCAGGTTTAGGCGAATGTTATTTGATAAAGCAAAAAGAAGGAAAATACCTTTTCTTTGTACCTAATAATTTTGAAAAATATGTTATTACAAGACAGTTGTTAGGAAGAAAAGATAATTGTGGATTTTGCGGAAATGAATATATATCCGACTTAGAAGAAGCAATAAAAAGATTTAAAAAAGATTAGAAGGGATTGATTAAAATGTTTAAATGTGAAAAGTGTAAAAGAACTACAGCACCAGGTGAAAAACTATATAAATATCCAATCGGTTTTAGAGATAAAGTATATCAATATGAAATTGGAAATGGAACTAGAAAGAGACTTATTACAACTTATGGTAAAGAAATTGTAAAAGAAATCAATGTTTGTGAAAAGTGCTATGCGGAGGTACAAAAAGATGTATGTATTTAGAGATTTAAAAAAAATGAAGGAACTAGAAAAACTCGGGTATAAAGATACCTTAGGAGGTTATACAAAATTACTTAAAAACGATGATACTTTTGCTTTTATTGAAATCTTAAAAGATGCATCTATTAAAAAATATCGTGAAGAAAATGGTCATTTAAAGGGGTACAATGTTGAAGCAGAAGATGTAAGTGATTTAATTAGAAAAAAACTAGTTGAATACAAAGAGGACTAAATTAAAAATTTGTCCACTAAGTTGAGGAAATTATTAAACGTCTTATCAGTCTTTTCATTATACATCATCCCTTATTCTATGATAATGATTTCCTCAGATTAGTGGACAAAGAAAGGATAAAAAATGGCTAGAAGAATTAAAACTAGTGGTGGTAAAGGAAAAACACTGCCAATTAAAGATGAAAAGCTTCTTAAAAGAGTAATGGATTATCTACGATTTCAAGCTGCGAGTGCTAAAACACCTATAAAAAAATATCAAGCAGACAGAAATTACATGTTATTTCTAATTGGTTTTAACACCGCTTTCAGAGCAGAGGATTTACTTCAGCTGAAAGTAAAAGATGTTGAAAAAGGTTATGTTTCAATAAAAGAAAATAAGACTGGTAAATGGCAACATTTCAGAATGAATAAAGATTTGCATAATGAAATAATGCAGTATGTAGCAAAATACAAATTAAATAGCAACAGTTACTTGTTTATGGGACAAAAGAAAAAAGATACTTATAACGGAGTTACTAAAAAGGTGATTTATCCAATTACTAGACAAAATTGTAGACAAACAATATTCGCAAAAGTAATTAATGCTTGTGGAATTGATTTTAGATTTGAACTTCATAGTTTAAGAAAAACATTTGGATATCAATTTATTAAAAATGGTGGTAAGCTCGTAACCCTTCAAAGAATGTATAACCACGAAGATCCATCGATTACAATGTTTTATGTAATGTGGGATATGAATGATGTTGAAGAAGATCGTGAGTCGATTTATATTGGTGGTGCAAAAAAAAGATGAGATTAGGAATATTTGACAAACAAGGCTATAAAGATAATTTTTCAAAAGGAGAATTAGCAAGAGAACTCGTATATATGCATAAAGACTGTGATAAATTACGACAAGATATTGAGCAACAGCAAAAGAGAATTAAATATTTAGAAAGAAGCAACAATCGTAGAGAAGATGATGTCATAGAATTACGAAATGAGCTTTGTGAAATTAATGATTATAAAAAGAAATGGAATAAGTTAAAGAATCATTTTAAAATTTTGAAAATCAATTCTACTCATGATAATAAAGAATTTATTAAAAAAATTATAAATCTAATACAAGAACTGGAAAGGAATGATAGTTATGAATAGTAAAGAATTATCAGATTATGAAAAAGAACTTTATAAATTTGCAAATGAATGTGCATTCAAAGGGATTGATATTGAAAATACATTTGAAGCAGTCTGGAATCTAACAAAAGAGGGTTTCGAAACTGTTATCAATTTAACTAATAAGAATTATGATTTTCTTAAAAAATGCATAAATTATGAAGGTGATGATTGTTGATTAAAAAAAAGATTATAGAATATGCAATCTATAAAGGTGATAAATTTATAGATATAGGTACAGCAAAAGAATTAGCGGAAAAGTGTAATGTGAAACCTGAAACAATAGAATTTTATGCTAGTCCATCATATTTAAAAAGATTTGAAAAAGTAAAAGACAAATATAATAAAGGATTTGTTTGTATTAGATTAACGTAGAAAGGAATTTATGAATAAAGAAAAAGAAAGAGTTATTCCTCATATATTTGAGAATGTTGATTTTGAAAAATTGAGAGAAGAGCATTATAAAGATGAAATAAATAATCCTAACAATTTTTCGTATTGGTATCCTAAAGTAAAAGATTGCGGAATAAAAATGGTTAAGGCATGGATTTTTAAATTTTCATTTGAGGAATGGAAAATATTAGAATCAATGGAAGAGGAAGATAACAGAGAAAAAGCATTATTAATTTTAAAAGAAAAATTAGAAAGTAATAAAGAAATTAAAAAAAGTCGATTATATAATATTAAGAATGGAGCTTTTAGTAACAAATTTAATGCTAATGATTGTTTTAGCAATTATTATGATATTCCTAGAAAATTTCTGAATATTCAGTATGCTGGCATGTGTTACGATGCTGATGGAACTTCAGAAATGATTATTCGGGAAGTTATTGATTATGATCCTAGTGTTGTACCAACAATTTATAATGGTCTTGCTTTAAGACCAGAGTATAGAGTGTTTATAGATTTTGATAATGATAATACATTATACATAGTAAATTATTGGGATTACGATTATTGCTATAGCCATTTAAATAAAACTGATAAAATAATCTTCGATTACATGAAATCATATTTAGAAAGTGAATTTGAAAATAATAAAGATAAAGTAATTGAACTTATTGAAAATAACTTAATACCATATAATAAAAAAAATAAAGATAGATTAACTGGTATTTGGTCAGTAGATATAATGAAAGCAGACGAAGATTATTACTTAATTGATATGGCTATCGGGTGTCAATCTGCATATTATGATTACAATAAAATAAAGGAGTTGATAAAATGCAAAAATTAAGATTAATTGATTTGTTGCTTTTGGTAGCAGATCAAAAGCTTGAAGATGGACAAATGGTGTTAATAGCAAATGACTGTTATAAATTTGATAAAAAACAAGAGAAATTTTATGTTTCAACAGATCCCAGTGAATATAGAGTGATATATACATATGATTTGAATTTAGATTGTTATATATTGCGAGATTATGTGGGTGAGTAACTATGATTGATCAAAAATTATTCGAAAAGTATGCAACTAAAATATATGTTGTATGTATGATTGGAAATGTTGTTAATATGTTAATCTGGGGAGGACTTGCTATATTTTTTGAAAAATGGTGGTTAGCTTTGTTTAGTATATTGTTTATACAAGTTCCAACGTCAATAAAGGCTAAATAACGAAAATAAAAATTAATGCAAGTTTTTTAAAAATAAAAATATAATCTTTGTTAATAAAAATCAAAGAAAAGTACATGAAAAAGACTATATATGAAAACTTGTCAGTTTATGGGACTTTGTAAAGTTTTTAATAATGAAAAAAGGGAGATGAAAAAAGTGGTGAATAAATAATGATTGTAGTTGCGAACCAAAGTTATAATCTAGCTGATTATGCATTAATAACTTTATTACTACTGTTAATAATGGAATTAATAATAAAGAAATTAAAAATAAATAATATAGTGCATAATATAATTGTTTTAATCTTTTTTGGATTATTAGCAATAATATTTAGAATGTTGTGGATAACTTTATTTAGCGTTTTATTTTTAAATTATAAGAAGGAGAAAGAATGAATAATATTGAAAAAGAAAATGAAGAATTAAAAAATAAAATAAAAAAAGATTATATTTTAAAAAAAGATGTATCATCATTTATAATTAAAGAACTAGTTAATTTGAAAATAATTAAACCTGTTCAGGATCCATTTTATGCAACAAAGAATTTATTAAAGAATATGTCAAGATTAGATAAAGCCATTTCAAACTATCAAAAAGAAATAAAGAGATTACAGAAGGCTAAAAATAAAATAGATTCACCAAAATTTAAAATATCGAGTGTTGAATCAAGTTTTGGTTTACCTACGAATAATTTGGATGTTATAAATAATAGAATAATAGATTTGTATCAGACTATTGCAAAAATAACAGAATTTAAAGCAAGTGTTTTAGAAATAATAAATGATTTATCTGAAATTGAAAAAAACATCATTAAAAAATTTTATTTAGATAAAAACAATATGAATACAATTTCTTTAGAATTAAATTATGATATCTCAACATGTTATAGAAAGTTAGATGATGCAGTAAATCATATTAAAATCGAATTGTTTCCAGGTTTATTTATTGACTCATTGCTTTCTTAAATTTAAATGTCTATGCGAAAATGATAGCGAAAACATTGCAATTTACAATACAAAAATAATATGATAGAATATGATAAAATGAATTAGATAGTCGAAAAGATATCTGATTCTTTTTTTGTGAGGTGTTGAGTGATGACATAAAGAAGAAAACGCAGAAGAGCGTATGATTGGCAAGATGAAATAAGAAAAGGTAATTCGAAACTTTTTTATAATTCTACTGATTGGAAGATAATACGAGAGAAAGTACTCAAAAGAGATCATTATGAATGTCAATTTTTTTTAGGTAGATGGAATGATGGAAAGCATTTTCCAGAAAAGATATTATTGAAGAGAGCGAAATATGTGCATCATATTAAACCATTAAAAGAAAGACCTGACTTAGCATTAGATATGAATAATCTAATATCGCTTTCTTTTGAAGCTCATGAAATCATAGAAGAAAGAAAAAAACAATTAAATAATACTAAAAAAAGATATAAAAATGAAGAAAAATGGTAAATAATGAATTGTTTATCATTTTTTTATTGAAAGACCCCCCGTCAAAAAATAAGGGAGAATCCCTGCTAAGGAGAACGGGGTTGTGGTCACGACTGTTCAAAAAAAACGACTTTTTCGTATGTGATAAGGGGTATCTATTTAAAAATGGGGTGGTAAAAATGTCAAAAAGCGATAAGTTGTCTAAAAAAGAAATTAAAGAGTTGATATATACCGATTTAAGTAATCAACTTTTTACTAATGGAAAATTAGGTAAATATTATTATGATCTTATTGAAGATTATATTTATTTTTGGGAACTTAAATATAAATTGCAAAAAGACATAAAAAGTTCAGGACTAAGATACGAAACAACCAATGGTAATGGAATATCTAGTACTAAGCCTAACGAATCTGTACAAAATCTTATTAAAGTAAATGCTCAAATGTTAAAAATACTTAGTGATTTGAATTTACAAGAACCATCTATTCCTAGTCCAGTTGGTAAAGGAAAAGTAGACGCCAATGATCTATTGCAAAGAGATCTATGATTATTTGGATTATTATGAAAACAATAAAGAACTTTTTAATGAAGAACGCATTCTGTTAATAGAAAATATAGTTAAGCCTACATTAAAGAGAACTGACATTGTTTTTGATGCGGATGGATATTATAGGTGTTTAAAGTTCTGTGAATTATGGTTTTACCCATTTTATCCTTATCAAAAATTTGTAACTGCATTTATGTTTTTATATAAAGATGATAATGTAGTTTTTAGAACATTTGTAATTATGATGGGAAGAGGAAATGGTAAAGATGGATGGATTATACCAATTGCTTTGTATTTTACTAGTGAATTATATAATATTCCTAGTTATGATGTGGATGTTATTGCTACTAGTGAAAGTCAAGCAAAAGATAGTTTTCTAGTAGCTTATAATATGCTTGAGCAAAATAAAAATAAAATGTTAAAGCATTTTTATTGGAATAAGACTGAAATACTTAATCGAGCTACTTTGTCAAAATTTAGATTTTTAACATCTAATTCCACTACTGCAGATGGTAAGAAACCTGGCATGGTAATTATGAATGAATATCATGCTTACCAAAATGAAAAAAATGCTAATACAAATATAAGTGGGATTGGAAAAAAGAAACATGGTAGAGTAATTATAATTACATCCGATGGACAAACAAGAGAAGGCCCGTTGGATGAATTGAAAGATACATGTAAAACAATTCTAAATGGTGAGGATAACACTATTAAATATTTTCCATTTATTTGTAAACTTGATTCCGAAGATTTAGTTGATAATCCCAAAAAATGGATTCAGGCAAATCCTAGTATAGACTATATGCCAATTTTAAGGGATGCTATTGAAACGGACTACTATGAACAAAAAATAAGTCCTTCAAAACGAAATGAATTTCTTGCTAAAAGAATGAATTTGCCTCAACAATTTTCTGAAGATTGTGTTTTAGATTGGGAAACCATATTAAAATCTTCCTTTAAAGATATAAAAAATAAAATTGTAAGAGATTGCCCGGATCTGAATGGTAAAAAAGCAATAATCGGAATAGATTTTGCTTCATTTAATGATTTTGCATCAGTAGGAGTTTTATTTAAAATAAAGGGAGAATACATATGGCGATGTAAAACTTTCATATCTAGTAAAAATAAATTTTTTAAAGACATAAAGTTTCCATTTAAAAATTATGGTCAAAATGGTTTTCAAGATTATGAAATTGTTAATACCTCAATTGATGCGGAATTTATAGTAAATGAAGTTATTAATTTAGTAGGAAAATATAGAATTGTAAAAATTGTATTGGATAGTTATAGATTTCAATTGTTAAAACAAGCTTTTGCTAATAAAGGAATAACTGATATAGAATCTAAAACAAATCCAGACGGATTAATACGAATGGTTAGATATCCAGCTAGTATGGCAGCTATTGTTGCCCCAAAAATCGAATTAGAATTTACTCAAGGAAATGTTAATATTGGAAATTCGGCATTAATGAGATGGGCAATCAATAATACTTCCATAAAGGATTGTCGAGATGGCAATAAAAAATATGAGAAAATAGAACCAAAACTAAGAAAAAATGATCCATTTATGGCATTTGTCGGAGCTTTTTCTCAAAGTGATTTATTAGAGGAGGAAATAATTTATATTTAGTTAGGAGGTGAAAAAATGTTTAAGTTTAATTTCATAAAGAATTCAAAAACGACTGAAGTGATAGATTTTTTTGACTATCTTTTAAGTCAAAAACAAAAACAACAATCAATTTATCATAAGTCTCTTGAAAAAGCTGTTGATATAATAGCTTCTTATATTTCAAAAATCAAATTAGATATTTATAAATACGATTTAAATACTAAAAAATTCAAAGAAGATGATGGTGAGTTGCGATATGTTATGAATGTAAGACCAAATGCCAACGAAAACTCAACTAATTTTAAATATAATGTTATTCACAAATATTTGACTGAGGGCGAAGCATTAATTATTGAAATAAATAATAAACTATATCTGGTTGATGATTTTGTTTATACCAATAATATAATATCGGAGAATACATATTCTAATATAAAATTAAAATTGCCTAACGGAAATATACTTTCGATTAATAAAACTTTTAAAGCTAGTGATGTCATTCATTTGAAAGTAACAAGTAAGAAGATCCAAAAGTTTCTTCAAAGCTTTTATGCTGATTATGGCCCTTTAATTGAAACAGCAAGAAAACAATATATAATATCAAATTCTTCAAAATATTTTATGAAGATTCCTGGCTCTCAACCAGCCATATATGATACTATAGCAAAAAAAGAAATTAGTTATGATGAATACAAAAGTAAAATATTAAATAGTTTATTTGATGAAAATGATGGTGCTGTTTTGTTATCTGAAAAAGTAAATGTTACTAAAGTTGATAATGGAGAAAGAAAAAGCTCTAATGACTACATTCAGTTATTAGATAAATGGAGTAATGAGGTTGCTGCTGTATTTGATATTCCACAAGATATTTTCAATAAGACAAAGACAGAAAAATCTTCATCAGATGAAGATTTTATTAGTTATTGTATAATGCCTATTTTAGTTCAAATTGAAGATGAATTAAATAGTGCTATATTTAAAGAAAAAGCATTTAAAGATGGTTATATAAGATTTAATAGATATAGTCTTATATATCATGATGCTATTAGCAATGCAACATCAATTGACAAATTATTTTCAAATGGATTTACTCAGAATGATATAAGAAAATTTTTGGATTTGGATAGGATTTTAGAGCCATGGGCTGATGAATCATATGTTACTAAAAATTATGGTTCAATGAAGGGAGGTGATAACGATGAAAAATAATAAGTATATGCAATTCATAAAAACTGATGATAATAACACAGATTTGTATATTTATGGAGATATTAGAAAGCCAGATTTATTTGAAAGATGGTTAGATTGTGATGATCCAGCAAGGACAGATGCTTTGTCTTTTTCAGAAGCATTAAAAGAAGTAGATACACCAAATCTTACAGTAAGAATCAATTCTTATGGTGGTAGTGTTTCAGAAGCATTGGCAATATATTCATTGTTAAATGATTGTGGATTAAATGTCATAACAAAAGTTGATGGTTTTGCTTGTTCTGCAGCATCAGTAATATTTATGGCTGGTAAAGAAAGAATTGTTCCAGAATCAGGATTAATTATGATTCATAATGCATGGAGTATTGCCGAAGGCGATAGTAATGCACTGAAAAAAGCTGCGGAAGATTTAGAAATCATTACATCTCCTTCTTTAGAAATTTATGCAAGTAAAACAAAATTATCTAAAGAACAGTTGAAAGATATGATGGATAAAGAAACCTGGATTAATTCTACTCAAGCATTTGAATATGGTTTTGCAACAACTTTGAATAAAGATGATGCAGCAAAACAATCAATTGAATCTAATTTTGTAAAAAAATTAGTAGATAAAATTCAAATGTTAGAAAATGAAAATTATAAATTGAATAAAAAAATTAAAGAAAATATAACAGAAAAATCTGCTGATCCATGGCAAGATTTTTTTAAATAGGAGGAATGAAAAAATGTTTTCAAAAAATATGGAAAAAGTTCGTGAAGAAGCTTTAGAAATTCTTCAAAAATCTAATGACAAAGCTAGCGCTATTGTCGATGTTATGGATAAAATCATAACTGCCAAAAATGAAGAGTTGGTAAATGAATTAATTAGCCAACAAGAAACTTTAAATAATGATGTTAATTTAAAGAGTAAGTTAGGATTAAGAAATCTTAGTCAAAATGAAAAAGATTTTTATGAAAAATTAAAGGATGTTAAGCAAGCAATTACTGCATCACAAATTGATATTATTCCAACTAGCATTATTAATGTTATGCTAGAAAATGTAAAAGAAAGTTCTGAATTGATTACTAGTGGTCTTATTGATTTTGCTCCAGCTGGAGTGAAAAAATGGTTATCTTCAGAAAAATCTGGTACATTTGCATGGGGTAAATTAGATGCTGCACTTTCTGCACAATTATCAGCAACGATAACTGGATTAAATTTAGATGTTGATAAACTATCTGCTTATTTAATTATTCCAAAAGCTATAAGAGAATTATCTTATGAATTTATTGATAAATATTTTATTGCTATTTTAACTCAAACAATTAATGAAGGCCTTGAAGATGGATATTTAAATGGTAATGGTGTAGGGGCTCCAATTGGTATTTATAATAAAACGAATACTGTTGAATCAAATGGAACTCACGCAGCAAAAACTGTTTTAAGTACAATTACTAATTTTACACCCAAAGGACTAGCAACAGTTAAAAAAACACTTTCTAATAGTGGAAAAAGAGCCTATGATAAAATATTCTTAATATGTAATCCAGCAGATGAAGCTGACTATGTTGCTCCAGCTTTATATGATAGAGAAGGAAGGAATATCAGTTCTTATAAAAATTTAACTGTTATTACATCAACGCAAAATACTCAAGGAAAAGCAATATTTACTATTCCAGGAAAATATACAATGGGTATTAGTAGCATGCAAATAAATGAGTATGATCAAACAAAAGCGTTAGATGATGCTGATGTAATTATTGCAAAAATTTATGCAAATGGTAAAGCAGTTGATGATTCAGTAGCTGTTCCATTTGATGTAACTAAACTAGAAGAATATATTCCAGTTTATAAGGAAGTAAATAGTACTCCAGCAACATCATCATCAACAAACCCAACACCAGGAGTTTAATATGTATATAGTTATAAAGAAATTTAGAGATTTAAAAGATAACAATCATATTTATAATGAAAATGATTTTTATCCTTATTGCTTAAAAGAAATAGATGAAGAAAGAGCTTTAGAACTAAAATCTGATACTAATAATTTTAAAGAACCTGTAATTCGTGAATTAACTGAAGATGAAGTTAAAATGTTAAATATTGTTATTCTTGATTTTGAAAAAGAAAATGAAGAAATTGATAATATTGATAAAACTAAACATTCTAATAAGAAAAACAGCAATAATATATAATTATGGAAAAAGATTTAATGCAAGAGATAAGGGACGAACAAAATGTCCCTTATTTTGTTAAAGATGAAACAATTCTAACAATTGTAAAAGAGGCTATATATGATACAAATGCAAAGGTTGGAAAAGAAATTGATTATGTAAATGATTTAACTGCAAGATCTTTCATTAAAAGTTATTATTTATATGCTTCAACTTTTCGCTTAGCTGAATTCAGAGAAATTTATGCAGGAGATTTGTATGACTTACAAATTAAATATAACAAAGACTCCAATTTATCGTGATGGACAATTTGAAATATTTGATATATTGCAAGATAAAACTGTTTATCCTACAGAGTATTTGAAAACTAGAAATAAAAAGATAACTTATTCTGAACTTAGTTTTGGAGATGTTTTGAAATATGAAATGAATTCGAGAGATATTGATATTTCGAAAAAAGTATTAATACCTCAAGATAAAAGTATTACACCATTGTGTGTGCTAAAAGAAAATACTTTATTTTATAAAGTTTATAATGCTTATCATTTTAGAAATGAAGAGGGATTTTTACAAACTCGATTAACATTAACAACTTATAAAAATCCAATCATAAAGGAGGAAAAAAATGACAAAGAAGGAATTAATTGAGACATTACAAAAACTTGATATTCCGTTTAATGAAGCTATTTTGTCGGATGATGATGTTGATTCATTTGAGCATATTAACTTTTGGGATTATGTTTGGACTCCATTGCCAGCGAGTTCAAGTTCTTATTCTTTTACTGTTACTTATCAGATATCGTTTATTTCTGGTAAACCAAGAAGTGAAAAATTGTTAGAATTGATTAAATTATTGCTTGAACAAAATTATCCTGTTCAAGTTTATCACGAATATATTGCTAAGAATCGCCATTGGCATTCTTATTTTTCTTTGGATGTTTTGGAAGATATAATTAATGTTTGACGGGTTCAATGAATTGGAAAACGAATTAAAAGATATCTTAAAAAATGTTGATAATGTAGAAGAAATATTAGAAATTGGTGCAAAAGAATTTGTTGATGATGCATTAAAGTTACCAAAACCAAAATCTAATATTAATAGTTCAAAGCATACTCATTTGGTTGATTCTTTTTCTTATGAAAAATCCAAACACAAAAAGGGACAAATAGAAGTGGGATGGGGAGTTTATTATGGACCATTAGTTGAAAATGGAACTATGTTTATGAAAAAACAATCTCATCTCGAACCATTATTTAATAAAAATAAAGATAAATATTATAATAAAATGATTAAAAAAATATATTGAGGAGGAAAAAAACATGAAGGTAAAAAAGCCTAAAATTATAGAAACAGTTGGAGCGTTTTATTATGCGTTTAACACTCCAGATGAAAATGGAGAATTTGCTTTATCAACATATGAAACAATAGTTAAATCTCCAATTATTAAAAAAGTTAATGTAACCCCAGAAAGTGAAACAACAACAGTTCGTGCTTCTGGAGAAGATTATGATCAAGTTTCACAAACATCATCAATTGGTTTAGAGGTTGAGGTTATAGCTTTTGATCCATCAGATTTAGCAACTGCAAAAGGTGAAAAAGTTAATACTAATGGATTAGTTATGGGAGGTGCTTCAGCATCAAGACCATACTTTGCGTGTGGATATCCAGTTATTAAAAAAGATGGTAACATAGCGCTTAAATGGTATCCAAAATGTAAATTAACAGAAAATAGTGAAGAAGTGTCTACAAGTGATACATCATATAGTGAACAAACATCTACAGTGAATATTACAGCATACTCTTTTGACGGTTCTAATAATAAGTATGTTTATTTAGATTCAGAAATGGCTTCATATCCTGAAGGAATGACTGAAGATAAGTTCTTTGCACAAGTTATTACTTCTGCTGCTGATTTAGATAAAATAATAACACCAGGGACTTAACCTGGTGTCTTTTTTGTTATAGGAGGAAAACATGAATAATATATTAAAATTAAAAAATGGAGACAATATTAAACTTGAATGGAGTTTTTTAGTTCTCGAATATTTAGAAGAATATCCAGGTGGTATGAAAGCTTTGAAAAAAGATATGCGTTCTCATACACATGAAATAAAAATTTCAAATTACTTTTGTTATGCTGTAATTAATGCTAACTATGAAAAAAAAGTAACATATGAAGAAGCTATAAAATTAATAGATTTAAAGGCTTTAAAACAAATTTTAGAATTTATTAAGAAAAATGAAAACGAATTTAACGAATTTAAAAAAAAAGACCAAACTTATTTGAACAAAAAGGCCAAAAAGAAACATTTAAAATAAATAAGCCAAAAATAATTTATAATGGAACAAGATTGGGATTATCTCCTGACGATGTAATGAGACTTGATCCTCAAGTTTATTATGAATTATTAGAACAACACGAAGAAAGAATGAAAGCACTTTATGGCAAGTAATGATTTAAAAAGGGTTGGTCTGGTTTTTAAGGCTGATGGTACAGCCGATTTCGTTAGATCTTTAAAATCAACTAATAATGAATTAAAACAAAATTATGAAAACTTTAAACTTACTCAAGCTCAGTATGATAAAAATACTACGAGTATGGATAAGCTAAAAGATAAATATGAATATTTGGGTAATGCAATTGATTCTCAAACAAAAAAAGTAACAATTTTGGAAGAACAATTAAAAGAATTAGAAAATGCTGAAAATAGAGATGAACAGGCTATTGAAAAAAAGAGAATAGCCTTGACACAAGCTCAAACATCTTTAGAAAGGTATAAGAATCAAAGTGATGAGGTTGCAAATTCCATAAAAGCGGGAACTGCCAATATTGAAGACTTTGCAGATAAATTGAATAGTTCATCAGAAAAAATAACATCAACCGGAAAAAAACTTAGTATAGTTTCTGCAGTTGTTGGTGGTATAGGAGTAGCTGGATTAAAAACTGCAGCTGATTTTGAAGAAGCAATGTCAAGTGTAAAGGCAATTTCGGGTGCTACTGGGGATGATTTCCAAAAACTAAAAGAAAAAGCCGAGTACATGGGAGCAACAACAAAATTTACTGCAACAGAATCAGCTAATGCTATGTATTATATGGCACTTGCTGGATGGAAAACACAAGATATGTTAGATGGTTTGGAAGGAATTATGTATTTAGCTGCAGCATCTGGAGAAGATTTAGCTATGGTATCTGATATTGTAACCGATGGTTTAACTGCTTTAGGTTATGCAGCAGATCAGTCTACTCATTATGCAGATGTATTTGCTAAAACTGTTACAAATAGTAATTCGACTGTTGAAACTCTTGGAGAAGCCATGAAATATGTTGGACCTATTGCTGGAGCATTAAATATAAGTGTTGAAGATACTGCAACTGCTTTAGGATTAATGGCAAATGCTGGTGTAAAAAGTTCTCAAGCTGGAACATCTTTAAGAGGTATTTTACAGCGTTTAGCAACTAATACTTCTGGAGCAAGAGATGAAATGGAAAGTTTAGGAGTAAAAATATTCGATCAAAACGGCAAAATGAGAGACTTTGGCGATATTATGAATGATGCAAGAATAAAGTTGAGTAAATTAACAGATCAACAGAAAACATCGTTAGCAAAAACAGTTGCTGGTACAACAGCAATGTCTGGTTTTTTAGCAATAGTTAATTCAAGCGATGCAGATTTTGAAAAGTTGACAAATGCTATTAATGATTGCGATGGTGCTGCAAAAAAAATGTCTGAAATAATGATTGATAATGCCAAAGGACAATTAACAATTATAAAATCTCAATTAGAAGGGATTGCTATTCAATTATCACAATATGTTTTTCCTTTTATAAAATCAATACTTAGTCTAATTCAGACTTTACTTACTAAATTAAGTGAATTGTCTCCCACACAACAAAAGATACTGTTAATAGTAACTGGATTGATTATTGCTTTGGGCCCATTATTAATAGTCATAGGTAAAATTGGAACTGGTATTTCATCTTTAATAAGTGCATTTAAATTTTTAGGTCCATTATTAAGTGGTGCTAAAACAGCTGTTGCTGGATTTGCCGCGGGATTTAACCCAGTTATTTTAATTATAGCAGCTGTTGCTGCGGCTGTTGTTGGAATTGGGTATTTAATTTATAAAAATTGGGATGACATTTGTTCTTGGACAAGAAATTTAGCAGATAATATATCTGCTATTTGGAATAATATTACTGAATTTTTTAAAAATTTGTTTTCTACTGACTGGACAGAAACATTTGGTTTAATTGGAAATTTGCTAAATGGTGTCTATGCAAATATTGAAAATTTTATAAATGCTTTTAAGGAAATATTTAAAGGAATTATTACTTTTATTAAAGGAGTATTTACTGGCGATTGGAAAATGGCTTGGGAAGGCGTTAAATCAATTTTTAAAGGGGTTTTTGACTTATTATATTCAATAGCTGTTTCACCTTTGAATATGATTATTTCCGCTATTAATTTAATGATATCTGGTTTAAATAAGGTTATTGAAGGTATAAATAAAATTAAAATTCCAGATTGGGACTGGCTTGGTAGTTTAGCAGGTAAAGGATTTAATATACCGACTATAAAATCAATTGCTTATTTAGCTTCTGGTGGTGAGTTGTTAAGAGGTACAGCAATCGTTGGAGAAGCAGGACCAGAAATATTAACAAATAATGGAGGAAATCCGAAGGTTGTTCCATTAAACAAAAATAGCAATGATTTTAATATTTTAGATTATGAAAAATTGTTTAAATTATTTTTAAAAGCATTAAATAGTTGTAAATTAAAATTGGATAGAGATGGTTTTATTAGATTCATTGATGATAGATTGAATGAGGTGATTTAAAATGTTTAAATTTAATAATATTTCTTCAGATGAAATGAAAGTAATATGTGAAGAAGAAGATAATTTAATACCAAAAGCTGCGTTAAGCTATGAAGAAAATTCTAATGGTAGTTTTTATGTAAGAAGCTATGCAAATATAGAAAGTAGTTTAAAACTTTATGTTATGGATTCTTCTAAATTGTCAAGTATTTATAAATGGCTAGATGGTGAAGGAACTTTAGAGTATAAAGATAAAGTTAGTACTGCGTATTTTTTTAATGAAATTAAACCTCAAAGATCTGCAACAATAAAAACTATTGATGTTAGTTTTAAAAGAAGCCCATTTTGGTATAAGAAGGCTGATAGTTATATAGAGTGTAGCAATACAATTACTAATGAAGGTAATGTTTTTTCACAACCATTAATCAAAATAATAAAAGGTGATTCTGATACAGTTGATTTAACTATTAATAACGTACGATTTAAGTATAGTTTTCCAACTGATGAGTCATATGTAATTGTTGATTGTTTAGATTGTAATGCCTATTATGATGGATATTTTAGAAATGAAAACTTAGAAATAGGATTTGAATTTCCAAAACTTGATCCTGGGGAAAATCAAATTGTAATAAATAGTGGTGATTGTCAAATTCAAGTTCTGAAAAAGGACAGGTGGATTTAATGATAAAAATATATGATGGTGATGTAAAATCGTTTATTAATAATGGAAAGATTGCAATAAGACCAGTAGAAATAAAAGAATATAAGAAAAAATCCTTAAATGGTTGGTACATAGAGGTTGAGGTATCAATAAAATATGCAAAATATATTGTAAAAGATGATTTGTGTGTTATTAAGTCAAAGTCAAAACTTAATCCTCAAGCATTTAGAATTGGAGATCCAACTAAAAATAGTAAAACAATTCGATTTACAGCATATCATGTTATGTTTGATTCGCAAAATTATATGTTAGATGATGTGCGACCAATCAATAAAAATGCTCTTAATGCTTTAGAATACATAAATAATAGGACTAATAAGAAAAGTCCTTTTTCTTATTCTTCTAACATTACTAAATTAGCAACTGCCTATTTTCAATTGAAGTCTCTTTATGAAGCTTGGGTAATAATTGAAGAGAGATGGGGTGGATGTTTTGATGCTGATAATTGGAACATAATTCTGTCAGATAATTTAGGAAAAAATGTTGGGGAAATGCTAGTTTATCAAAAGAATTTAGAAGATTTATCGATTGTTGAAGATTGGAGTGATGTAGTTACTGAATTGTATCCTGTTGGACCAGATGGGTTAAAATTACCTGAAAAATGTATTGAATCAGATATAAAGTATAAGATTCCATATTCAAAAACTGTAGAATTTACTTCGGATTTAGATAATTATGATGAGGATGGAAATGAAATTGAAATTCCTCAAGAAGATTTGATATCGGAATTGAGAGAAAAAGCAACAGAATATTTAAATAATAACAAATATCCTAAAGTTTCATATGAAATAACTACAAATATTTCTGAAAACTATGATATTAATGATAAGATTATGGTAAAGCATCCTCTTGTTAATTTACAGACGGAGGTTCAAGAATATGTTTATGATCATAAATTAAAAAAAACTGAAAGTCTTGTTTTTGGAAACTATAAAAAGGATATCATTCAAAAAATATCTTCATTTAAAGAAAGTGTTAGTCAAATAAATGACCAGTTATTAAAAAATAATGATACTTTAAAAAAACAAAAAGATATTATTAATACTTTAAATAAATTGGGCCATGTCTATATAGATGATAATGAAATCTTAATTTTGGATGCACTTCCTAAAGAAGAGGCAAAGTATGTCTTGCGTCTTGGCTTGGGAGGTATTGCATTTTCTGATAATGGTTATGAAGGTGATTTTAAAACTGCTTGGACAATAGATGGTAATTTTAATGCAGATTTTATCAATTCGGGAAAAATAAATACAAATTTAATAGAAGGATATACAGAGTTAATAATGAAGGTTGATACAATGACCGATTTAACTAGAAATATCACTGCAACAGGATATTTAGAACTAACTAATGCCTTTGAAGGTGATTTACTTAATTTTTCAATAAGTGGACAAATGAGTTTACTTTATCCTGCAGATGACTTATATCCTGCAAATGATTTGTATCTGCTTGATAGTTATTTGATTATTCAAAATTCAAGTAATGAGCAAAGTATGATACACTTGCCGATCAATTATTTAAATTATTTAGATACAAATGTCTTTGATGAGTTCATTGTTTGTGAAGGTAAGACCAAAATAATTAGGCGTGTGGGAATTGATGCTGATGGAACAAAATTTGCACTGGAAAATGAAATAATCGAAGAATACGAGGATTTGATAATTTCTCTAAGTGAAGGGTACAACAAAATTTGGTTACAATCATTTTACGATGCAAACTTAACATATTCTTGTAAATATGTTATTAAAAGTGATTATACGGATACATTTGCTACAAAAGTAGAAATGCATAACAGTATTACACAAAGTGAAGATAGAATAAATTTAGAAGTATCAAAAAAGGTTGATGAAAATGAAGTAATAGCAGCAATTAATTTATCTAGTGAAGAGGCAGCAATTAAAGCTAATAAAATTAAATTTGAAGGCTTAGTAACAGCAAATAAAAATTTTAAAATACTTGCTGATGGTTCTATTGAAGCAAAAAATGCATCGTTAAGTGGTAATGTGTATCTTCCAGCTGGTGGAAAAGTTGTTGGTGGAGATGGCATGATGTCAGTAATGATAGTAAATGGTAATCTTTGGGGGCAACAATTTGCTGGAGCATCAGGATTTGTACCACTCGGCTTTGAAACTTATGTAGATCAAAATAGTAATTTTAAAACAGTGGCGAATGCAATGGTTTTAGAATTTATGATACCTAATAATTTCAAACCCAAAAAAGCCTTTATTTATTTAAGACATATACCGACTCAAAACTCCTATGACTCAAGTGGAAATAAAGTTACTGGATATAGTAAAAATATAAAAGCTTATATAAATAATGGTAATTTTTATAGAGATATTGATTGGACTATGCAAAAATTCACTATTTCTGGATCTTATTCAGAAATTTCAAATTGTTTTGGCAGTAGCGGCTTTACTGGGGCATCATCAGGCATAAAAGAAGCGACTTCAATTGATATAACTAATTTAATACAAAATACAGGAACTTATTCAATAAAATTACAAAGTTCCTACAATTCAGATGATAGTTATGCCGATACAGGATGTGTGTTGGCACAATTATACATATATGGTTATACGAGTGAAAATATCTCATAGAAGGAGGATAAAAAATATGAGAAAAAAACTAAAAAATGTTTGTTCAAAAGTATTGACAAGCATTCATAAGAATGCGATAATCTTACAAACAAACAAACAAACAAACAAACAAACAAACAAACAAACAAACAAACAAACAAAGGTACTTTATACCTTGCGAAGGGAGGTGCGGTTATTTAGTTTTAATCGCATCTCTAAACAGAAAGGGGGCAATGGCTTAATTCATTGCTCTTTTTCTGTTCGAGGTGCATTATGCTAAAAACTTTTTCAAATAAAGGCGAAGCTGGTGCAATACCTTTGAATGCAGAAAATATAAATTTCAACTTTACCGATTTAGACAATAGAAGCATAAGTGAGAGTGGCAGTAATGAAACAGGAAGATGGATTAAATTCAACGATGGCACTATGATTACATATCAAAATGTAACTATTACTTTAGCTGTTACAGAAAACTGGGGCAATAGTGGAGTATATGTTGGAAATTATGCAACCCCGATTAGTTTTCCTCAAGTTTTTCAAGAGCCACCAGAAGTACTAATTGATTTAAAGTTTAAACAAGGTGCTGGTTGGCGAGTCGACTGGGATTTTCCTGTCATAACCACTTCCAGTATTCAGAATATCGGAATGGGTAGAATAGGCAGACATGATTCAGCCAAATTCGTAGTTTCAATATTTGCAATAGGTAAGTGGAAATAAGAGTAATGAAAAGCCGATTATATGGCTTTAAAAATATTTAAAAATAAAGGAGAACCTGGAGCAATTCCTGCTAATGCAGATAACTTAAATTATAATTTCCAAGCAGTTTTAAATATGGTATGTCCTGTTGGAAAAGTCGAAATCTTCTACGATAATGACGACCATAGTAATTATTTAGGCTTCACATGGGAAAGAACTGCGATAGGAAAAGCAATTGTTGGTATCGATATTTCTGATACTGATTTTAATACCATTGGTAAAACTGGTGGGGAAAAGGCACATCAATTAACAATAAACGAAATGCCTAGTCATAATCATCCAGGAGGAAATAAATATACGAATGAAACTGGGTATTATGCAAGATTATATTTTGGGAACGATGGTTCTGCACTTGGTGGGGAAGGAAAAACAGGTGGGGATCAACCTCATAATAACTTACAACCATTTCAGGTTTTCGCAATTTGGAAAAGAACAGCATAAACAACTAAATAACCATTTTAAATGGAAAAAATTAATTTTAAAAATAAAGGAGAACCTGGAGCAATTCCTGCTAATGCAGATAGCTTAAATTTAATGCAAAATAATGTAGAAAATAGTTTTAAGTCCAATAAAACAATTAGTGACAAAGATACTTATAGTTGTAATTATGTTAATAGCATTATCGAAAGTGGAAGCAATGATAATGGCAATTGGATTAAATTTGAAGATGGCACTATGATATGCACTAGAACAATAGCGGCAACAATTGATTGCACGAACTCATGGGGAAACTTATATTACGGGCAAAATAATGATAAATTTAATTTTGCACAAAGTTTTGTAAAACCACCAATAGTGAATTTGCAATATAGCATGACTGGAGCTATGAGTTTTATTCCAATTGTTTATTCAGGAATAGTAATAGATAAAGATAGTTTCAAAAGCATTGAGATAGCCAGGCCAAATTCGGCTACCAATGTAAATGTTAAAGTTTATATTATAGCAATAGGTAAATGGAAATAGTAAAGAAAGGATAAAAAATGGAAAATATAACATTAGGGCAAGTAGCTACAGCACTTGCTTTTTTAGTTGGATTTATAAGTTCAATTAAATATATTTTTAGCATGCTTAGCAAACGAATAGATAAGACATTAAATCCGTTAGTAAAAAGAATTGATGATTTGGAGCTACAATCAATTAAAACGGATTTGACAAATTTTATCTCAGATGTAGAACACAATGTTCCAAAAAGTCAAATTCAAAGACTTAATGCACATGAATTATATGATAAATACACTAAATTGGGTGGCAATTCTTATATTCATGAGCACTGGGAACAATTGTTGAAAAAAGAAAAAATATAGGAAGGAGGTGAAAAAATGGAAATAACAAATATTATAACAATAGTAACTATATTCGCATCATGGATTTTAGGCATTGCAGCAAAAAAATGCAAATGGATTAATAACAACTTAATACCAATTCAAAATATTTTAATTGGATTAATTGTTGCAATAATCGAATGGGCTATAACCAAAGATTTTAAAGTTGCAATTGCTTTAAGTGGTATTCTCGCTGGAGGAACCTATGACATCTTTCATAATATAGAAAAAATGAGAAAAGGAGAATAG